GTCCGCGTATTCTTGCATAATTCTGCCCTCTACTTCATATTTAAACTTTTTGCTAATTCCATTCTTTTTTGCCTGTAAAAACTTTCTGCTTCTTTACTCATTTTTTTTATTTTAATTAATTATACTGAAAACATTAATTTTTTAATATTTTCTATTATAATTTCATTCCCACTTAGGCACTCTGATAAAATTTCATTCGGAGTTCTATTTGTTAAAGTTGCGTAAGTTTCGACTGCTAATTTCATTGTAGTTTTCATAATTTCTATTTTCTTTTAGGTGGTGTTGTAGTGTTATCTACATTAGGTTGTTGTACGCCTATATTAATTGTTTGTTTTAAATCCTTCTTTTTAGGTTTAATTAATCTTAATCTTTTAGGGTATGCTGTAACTATATACTTCCCACTCATTACACATCTCAATTCTATCAAGAATATGAAACCATCAAAGATTATATCTGTAACGACTACCCCCACTTTATTATAATTTATAGGCTCTATGTAGTTAAACCTTTTTCCAATCCTAATCTTAAAATTTGTTATTTTATTCATAATTTCTATTTGTTTATACTATTAAATAAATGGCACACCATTATCCAAATTTTCATTTAGTTCGTCTATCCATTTTTGTATTTGCTTTTGATTTTCAGCAGGTCTGCCAAATTTCAAATCTTTCAAGCAATCTACCAAATGGTAGCGTACAGGCATTTTTAATGGTAATCCTATACTTGCAGACCTTTCTTTGTCTGTCATTGGTTTTGTTAAAATTTTTATATCTTTCATAATTTCTATTTGTTTAATTTAATATATATATTACAAATTATGCTGTTTATGTAAATTATATGTCACTTATCTCTTCTTCTTCTTCGTTAAATTCTGCATGTTCTTTACATTCAGAACAAATATCTGAACCATACCAACTATCTGCACCGCAGCAATCTGAAATTCCATTCATAATTTCTATTATATTTATAAATTTTTTAACTCTGTTATAACTTTTTTAAAATAAGGAATTTCAATTTCTGCGTTTAATTCGTAACCTTTTTCAGCTGTAATAATTAATTCTTTTACACATATTAAAGCGCATTTTTTAGCAGCATTTACTCCAATTTCTGATCCTCTGTAAAATTTTTCTATTAATTCCCTTGCTTTTTCTTTTGGTTTCATACCTCTTCTATTTTATTAATCACATCATCTTTTATAGATGAAAGTTGTGTAAACGATAACTCTTCAAATATATCTTGTGAATCACACATTACATATTCTATATTAAACTCTGATGGTGCTCCTGGATAACCTGAACCATCACCATGATAAGATTCTTCAGCTTCAGCTTCTATATATTCTCCTCCTACAACTAATATAAGAGTGTTCCATTTTATTTCAATTTCTTGTGTCATGTTTGTTTAAAGATATAATTACGTTATTCCACTTACCACCTTTCATACTAGTATTAACAAGAAAATCAATTCTATGTTTAAACCTTCTGTTCATTCTGTCATATACAGTCCAGATACCATTCATTTCACCTGCATTCTCAACACAAACTTTAGCACCAAATATAAATCCTAAAGGTTCTAAGTCTCTTGACACTGCTATCCATCTATGTCCAGCAGGATTATCTTTATTGATTCTCTTGTTTGATGCTGTTATAAATGGTGTACTGTCTGTTTGAGCAGGAACTGCGTGATAGATTGTTGCTACCACGTTACATTCTTCACTATCCTCACAAGAAACTGGAAGTAAGGATAATAAAGAATACATTATTATGTTTAGATTCATATCTCAGGGATGTTTGTAGTGTAGAACTTTTCTTCTACTAATTTAGAATTTGTCATCAAGTTGATCTCTTTCTTAACTTGAGCTCTTGTATCATTAACTTTATAAACTCTTCGGGCTAATTGAATAAACTCATCTTTAAATAAGTATTCATCTTCTAACACTCTAAGTTTATCCTCTATCTCCCACAATTCTGTATTGATTCGTAAGAGTTTAGCATGATGATGAGAACCATTATCATATTCATCTACTATATCTACTACAATAGGAACTAACATTTCCCATTCTTTAGCAACATTTGCTAATGCAATTGGATTAGTAATCTTTTCTTTCTTAATTTGAAGAATTGTGAACTTGTCTACAATCTCTCCATTAGATACTTCTAGTTTCATAATCTATTCTTGATTAGTTGGATAAAATATTTTTTGTTCTTCTGGAGTCATACCTGTTATTAGAAACTCTCTCTCTATAATAGATAAGTGAGGCATTACATTTTGTATTAGTTTCTTTTGAATACTCCATTGAAACATCTGTGCTGCAGTAACAGGTAATTCCATTTTATTATGTTTACCTGTTATTATACTTTGTCTAGTAATTATCATGTGCTTAGTTTTATATTTAGTTTATCTTGTTGTAATAAAATATGTCTATACTTAACATCAATTTCTTTTTGATGCATTTCAACTTTATCTCTTTGTATCTGTTGATGATGTATCATTAAAACACCTTCTTTAGATGCTTTAATTGTTGTCAAAGCTAATCTATTTATTGTAGATGCTTTAACTATTGATATTTTATCATCTTTAACTAGTTTAATAAGTTCAGTTAAATCTTCAGCTAATACATTATTTATCTCCATGTTCTTTTGTACGTCCATCTTTTATCTTTTTTAGTTCTCTGTATAATATCATTTGTTGTCTTTTACTTGCTTCTAAATGTTCATTTAAATATATTAAAGGCATATTAAGCAATTGCCCTATATAACATCTGTGTAAACTATCTCTATTTTTTCTATATGATTTATCATTATGTATTTTATTTATTTCAGGATTTAATTTTTTCCATCTTTTAACAAAAAATACATTACTTTTCCTTACACAATTATTACATTTATGAATTCTTTTTTTATTTAAATCTATTTTATTAGTAGATTTTTTATTACATATAGGACAAATTGTATATCCAAAATATTTTATTAATAATAAATGAGAACTAATATCTATTCTTTTTCCTTTAAGTGTTGTTTGTCTACAAGTCAACAATTTATTTAATTTATTATTAATAACAACACCATCTTCTCTAATAGAATACCGCTTATTAGTATCTTTAATAAATAGCTGTTTCACAATTCTATTTGATTCGTGTTGCTGCTATATAGTTTATCCTTGATTCTCTTTCTTTCCCTTCTCTATCTGTTATGTTAATTGAACTAGGTTCAGGAAGATTACCATTGTAAAAACCATACAAAGTTGTTGATGTAGCTTTATAAGTATGAATTTTCACTACTAATGTATCATTCATCTTAGTTATATCAGTGTTTCCTCTTATTACAATGATTCTACCATCATTAATAGATTTAAGTGTTATTCTGTTCGGACTACAACTAGCAAACATTACTAGTATTATAGCAAATTTCAATACGTTCTTCATATCTTTTAATTTTAATTTGAATTCAGATTCTTCTTTGTGTTGATAATACTGTTGTTCCAGTTCATATTCATACATATCATCCTCCATAGCTTGATAATAATCTAATATCTCTTCTTCTGTTGGCAATGGTGAATATGTATTGTCATAGTCATTATATTCATAATGAAGGCTCATAATGCTATTACTAATTCTCTCACATGTATAAGGAAATAGTTTAATAAGTAAATTGATAAATGTTTTCATGTTATTAGTAATTTAAAGATTAGTATTCAGTGCATTTTTCAGAGTTACCTGCATCCACTATGTTTTTACAATAATAAATATTACCTCCATGTAGTGTAAGTCTATTCTCTTTCAAATAACTAGAATTCTTGTTATTCGTATAAAGATCTGCAAACTCATTGTCTCCATAAAACTCATTAGCCCAATCAAACGCTGCAATGGCATTGGTAAAGTTTTCGTATCTTGTATTGTGATACACCTGAGTTATCACTTTGTAATCAAATCCATCATCAAATGCTTTGATCTTAGCTTCTATGATAGATAAATCATGAAGTGCTTCTCTTTTTAATTCTAATAATTCTTTCATTTCTTTCTATATTTATTGATTAGATATAAAATAAAATGTATATCAACTCCATTACCACATGGTTGGTCACGATGAACCTCTGTTGACATACATATTTATCTCCTAATATCCTATTTCCTCTAATTCAATTAAATCTGCTTTCACTGTATATGTTCCTTTAGATATAGAACACATGAATGCTATTCCTAATGCAAAAGCTATTTTTCTAAACCCATAGAATTCTGTTGGTGTAAGTTTAATTTTCTTCATGATATATGTATTTATTAATATTGATTATGTATTTATTACTAAAGATTAGTATGAATTGAACTTTTAATAAAATACTTAACACCTGATTTGTCAGGTTGTATCTATTTCCCTATATCTCGTTTTAACGGTTATGAGCATACACAACCTTATCTATAGTTGATTGTGTATTCTAAGTGTCCTCTCGTAGGAGTCCAAGATATAGTTCTGTTAATAAGTTCTCAATTCATACTATCTAAATAAGTTCAACACATGTTTATAGAGGAGTTGAAAACTATATAAACCTCTTAATGATTAATACTAACTCAAGGCGATTATCCTCTCTTGTTAGTGTAATACTTTCAGACATGTTATTTTAATATTTCTACTTTTACTATGTCTTTTGTAAAAGCGTTGAATCCCTCCAATACGAGATTCAGTTTGTGCCCAATATGGTCCATCAATTTGATCTATTCTAATAAGGTATTTCTTTTTATGAAAGTACATGATATTATGTTTTAGTTATATGTCTTATTAATGTAATTCTTAAACTCCCCATATATCTCCAAAGATAATAATACACGTATGCACAAAGTTAAAGAATATGGGAGAGAGAAATAGTTATTGCTATATATATTTATTAAAGAAGAGCAATTCTTCCTATAGTTATAAGAAGGTGAAACACCCTTTAGTGGAATACTTCCATCTTATAACACACACTGTTCTTACAAAAAAACAACTGTTCTCCTTACTATATACACCTGCAAAAGGTTATAAGCACAGCGTTTATAAGCCCAACCCTATTTTATCAATCCCACCCTATATATAAAAGGGGAGTGTTAACTCCCCAATCATATTAAAATGCTACTAATTCAGCAGGGTCAAAAGTAGGTGCTTGATAAGCTACTGCTTTATCGTTAACAGCGAACTCAATTAGTCCACCACCACTTGGCATTGTAACAATGTTAATCATCTCTCCATCAGGAGTGATGTTTTCACAGATGTTAAACCCTTGTATCATACTAAGGCTAATCTCCTTAGAGCGTAAGCCTTGTGATACCTTCGATGAACAAACTACTTGTGCGGATGTTCCGTCAAGTTTCTTAAGGATAAGAACAACACGCTTGTCAGTGTTGCTAAAGTTTGTTGGTATTAATGCAATCTTTCCCCCTGTTCCTGTAACCTCAGCTACTGTTCCTAATTCAGTTCTCTCTGTCTGTTCGTAAGTAATAAATTCTACTGCCATCTTTTTATGTTTTTAGATGTTGATTGCAAGGTGATGGGAGTATCCCCCACTCTGCAATTTATGCGTGGGGTCTTGAATGGGAGGGGACTCACCAAGTACGCATATGATGATGAAAATATTTTTGAAAAAAAAGTTTTTAAAAATTGTGATAAATATTAAAAAATTTAATTTACCTTTGGCGGGTGGGTGGGTTAATTAATAATAGATTATACACATGCAGTGACTAGTAAATCATTAATGTTATTACATAATATAGCATTGGATAATGAAAGGTGATTAGGTTATGTTGTTTTTTGTTGTATATTTGCTAAGTATAATATAACTAAATCATGGAAAATAGAAAAATAGTTGTTCAAACTCTACAGAAGGTATTAGATGATGAGTATGCAATTGCTGAGAAATATTATTCTATCCTATCAGTAATCAATAATCTTGGTCTTACTAAAAGAGAAGTTGAATTAGTAGCTTACACTGCAGTGAATGGAACAATATCTTATGCTAACAGAAGAGCTGAGTTTTGTGAGAAGTACAAAACAACATCAGCTACAATTAGTAACTTGATATGTAGTCTTAAGAAAATTGGATTGTTTATAAAAAAATCAGGTAAGATAAAGGTGAATCCTATAATTGTCTTAGATTTCAAAAAAAATTTAAACTTAGTTATAAAGATAGTGCACAATGATGAAAGTGAAGAAATTGACATTGAAGGATCAGTTATTGAGGAAAATGTCAACAAAACTAGTGATATCAGAGAAGGTATTGAGTCAAGTGATAACACATCAGTTTGATAGTGCACACGAAGCATTAAAGACTAACAATAGTGTAGAGATCTCTGGATTTGGTAAATTCTTGTTTAACCAGAAGAAAGCAAAAACTAAGATACGAAAGCTAACTGACATACAGATAAGCTACAATGCAATGTTAGAGAAAGATGAAATCACTAGTAATAAAGCAGATTTTATAAAAAGTAAAATTAGTGCAAATAGCTTAACATTAAATTCACTAAAACCAAAAATAGATGAAGATAAGTGAAGTGTATGAAGGGTGGAGAAATAACCTATTTCCTCCTGAGAAGTTAAAAGATAAGATTATAGAAGTTAGTAACGAAAGACTAGCTATATGTAAATCATGTAAGAATCACTCAATGTATCATAGTACAGTTAGAAAAGATGATCATTGTATTGCTTGCGGATGTACACTATCAGCAAAAACAAAATGTTTATCATGTTCCTGCCCTATTAACAGTTGGTCAAAAGTGCTATCTGAAGAGCAAGAAAACAAATATAAAGAATATGAAAACCCCAAGACTAAGTAAAGTGTCAATTTCATCTTTAATGGAAATACTTAAAGCTTTATATGAAGAAGGTGCGGATTACATAGATATTGAAGGAGATTATTGTTATAAGAAAAAGAACGATGTTATAAAAATTACAGTGAAGCCTGAATATTATATAGATGAAGAAGAGGAAGAGGAAGAAGAATTCGATGAATATTTAATAACTGAAGAAGATTTTCAAACAAGTAACAAAGAAACCAATAAACTTTTGTCTGATGAAGACATAAATGATCTAATTTAAAATGGGTAATAATTACTATTGTAAGATACAAAAACTCTTAGGAGATTTAAAAAAATCTTATCCTCAATATAATATGGGTAAGCATTTAGCTACTTGCTTAGATGAAATTGATATAAGACACCTTTGGGGAATCGATGATAAGTTATTATATGCTAAACTTAAAGATTATAAAGTGCAATTAGAGTTAGATGTACCACATGATGAATCTGAAATAGATGATATATTAAAAGATGGTATGAAACTAACTAACATATTTGATAATGATATTGAAGGATTCGGATACTAATGAATTAACATTTATCTACTGGGAAGATAGTTGGAACACTGAAAAACTACAAAATGGCAACACTAAAAAAAACTACATACGTCACTGCTGAACTTGATTGGGCAGAAGAGCAATTAACTCACTGGAGAGCATATATTGATGCAAATGCTCTTCCTAATTTAACAGATAGGATAGAATATAAACAAACTGCTAATGGTGGATCAATACCAATGGTGGTTGCTAGTATTGAAGCTCAAGGTAAATTTGTTCAAGAAACAATGAAAAATTATTTAGCTCTTTTAGAACAAGTAGATAAACTACGTGAAAAAGAAGAGAAAAAGACAGTGGAAACTAGAGGTGGTGCTAAGTTAGGTAGCATGGCAGAAGATTTTATTAAGGGAAGAAACTAATGAAATTACATAATGTAGACTATAGCGATTGGCTCATCAATCAAAAAAGAATTCCAGATGAAGATTCAGAACAATATAAAGAGTTCTATAATTTTCACAAAGAACTCTGTATGGATGGGTGCATGATGAATGGAGTTTACATAAACCCTTTTCTATATTGGCACTTAAATGTGTGGAATACAGAAGTAGATACAATTGATGAATACGGTAGAATCAACCAGAAGTATGCAAACCCTTTATTAAGAGATAATGAATGGCTTGTAACTAATGAGATTGATAGAGCACAGAAAGAAAAAAAAGGATTAGTAATTCTTGGAATCAGACGTTTTGCTAAATCCGTAATAGAAGCAAGTTATATTGCTCAAGGTGCTACATTTGATGAGAATTCACAAAATGTTATTGCAGGATTAAATGCTCCCGATATTAAACTTATTACAGATAAGATTGATAAAGGGTTAAACTTTGTTCCTAAAGCTTGGAAATGGCAAAGAGTTGAAGATAACTGGGCAAAGCAAGTTACGTTAGGAGTTAAAACTAAAAGTGGAGAAAGAATTCCTTTTAGTCAAATACTTATTAGAAACTTAGATGGAGGTGCTAATGAAGAAGTAATTGCAGGAACTAAACCTCGTAGATTAATTATTGATGAGATTGGTAAAGGAAGTTTTTTAAGAGGGTTACAAGCAGCTATTCCAGGATTCACTACACCATTTGGTTGGGGTTGTAGTCCTATACTAACAGGAACAGGGGGAGATATGAAAATGTTTCATGATGCTAAATCTTTAATGTTTGATGTAGAAAACTTTAATTTTCTAACATACAATAATGCAAAAGATAATCAACGTATTCATGGTTTATTTATTTCTAATAAATATAGAATGGAAGCTAAAGAAGAATCATCTCTTGGTGCTTTTTTAGATCAACCTAAATGTTCTGATTTACATAATGTTTCAATGATGGTTTCTAATCAGGAATTAGCTGATAAGGTAACTACTGATAATTTAGAAAGATTAAAAAAAGCTGGTGATAGACTAGCATATCTAAAAGAAAAAATGTATTACCCTCAAGAGGTAGATGATATATTTTTAAATGAAGATACAAATATCTTTGATATAGAAGGAGCAAAACGTCAAAAAAATAGATTACTTGAAAGAGAAAGAACAGGTACACCTGTTATATTATATGATGATGGTGATGGTGTAAAGCATGAGTTCACAGACAAAATGCCAATAAGTAATTTCCCTCTTAAAAATTCAGATCTAAAAGATGCTCCTATAGTTATTTATGAATTCCCTGTAGAAAACCCACCATATGGTTTATATGTTGCAGGAGTTGACCCTTATAGACAAGGTAAATCAGCATATAGTTCTTCATTAGGATCTATATACATATATAAAAGAATGCATGCTATATCTGGTGAAAAATATCAAGATATGTTTGTTGCAAGCTATTGTGCTCGTCCTGATAAGAAAGAAACTTGGGATGAACAAACTCGTTATTTAATTAAATACTATAACGCTAGAACATTATGTGAAAATGATGAGATATCGTTTATAGATTATATGATTAGTAAAGGGGATGATAGGTATTTAGAAAAACAACCTAACTGGTTAAAAGAAATAGTACCAAATACTACAGTGAGGCGTGACTATGGAATACATAGATCTTCAGAAAAGATTAGAACTTTTTTACATGGATGTTTAAAAAAATATTCAGAAGAAATTATTATTAGTGAAACTAATGAAGATGGTGAAGAAGTCAAACAAACTAAAGGTATGGTAAAAATACTAGACCCTTTATTATTAGAAGAAATGATACAATACAATGAAACAGGTAACTTTGACCGTATCATTGCAGCAGAGTTAGCAATTGCGTTAGCTATGAAACTGGATCCAATAATGGGTAGAGTTGGAGACAAGCAAGATGTTAGATTAACAGCTATGCAAAACAAAAATAAAAAAAATACACTATTCACACAATCCCGTGGAATGTTTGATAGAAAAAAAAATAAACTTTTTTCATAATGGCAATTATTAGATACACAAAAGAAGACAACGTTGAAAACGCTTACCTAAATATATTTCCTGATCAGTTTAAAACTATTAAACAAAAGGAAGATGATGGTTGGATTAAGAATACAATGGATTACTTTGCAAATAAAGCATATGCTGAGTATATAAAAAACAGGGATACGTTTGTAAAAAACTATGACTTGATGAAAGGTATATTAAGGAGAGAAGACTTCTTAATAGATGAACCAGATGTTAAGAGTTTTACAGACATGCTTACATCAGATTTATCATTACCTTCTTATGTTAAGATGTATTCTATTATAACAACTCCTGTAAATGAATTAGTTGGTGAGATATCTAAAAGACCTGATGCATTTAGAGTTAAAGCATTTGATGATGATAGTCAAGCTCAAGAATTACAATTTAAAACAGATACATTACAAGCTTATGTAATTAGTCAAGTGAAGCAACAAATAATGACAAAAGCTGCTATGTCTGGAGAAGAAATTTCTATAGAAGACTTAGATCAACTTACAATGGATAAAGTAAAAGATGAACTTGATTCATATACATCTGTTGCTGAAAAGTGGGCCAATCATGTATTAACCTGTCAAAAAGCGGACTTCAATTTAAAAGAAAAAAGTGAGGATGCTTTTAGAGATTTACTTATAACTGCTAGAGAATTCTATCATATATATGAAGACAACTCTAAATTAGGATTTAATGTTGAAGTGGCTAACCCAAAAAATACTTGGTTCCTTACAACACCAGATAGAAAATATATTTCTGATCCATCAGGAAGAGCTCAGGGAGCCTATGCTGCTGGTACTGTGGAGGTTATGGAACTATCTCAAATTATAGAAGTTTTTCCAGATCTTACAAAAGAAGAGATTGATCATTTAAGAACATCAACTCAAGATTTTGGATTACTTAATGTTCGTGAGTCAAACTTAGGAAATCCTAATGCTGCAGAAGGTATTGATTCAATTAACTATGATACTTATGATCCTTTAGTTTTACAGGAGCGTATGATTATAGAAGGTGAAATGAAAGAAAATAATGATGGACTTAAAGACTTTTTAGGACTTAATAATAATGTTTCGTCATTTGGATATAAATATGTTGTTGTAAGAAGTTACTGGATATCTAAGAAAAAAATAGGTAAGTTAATATACATAGATGAATTAGGTAATGAACAATCTACATTAGTAGATGAAAAATATAAATCAGGAGATATGCCTTCACAGCAATCTCTTGAATGGGGATGGATTAATCAATGGTATCAAGGAACTAAAATTGGACCAGATATCTATCATGTTAAACCTTATAAGCTTTTAAACTATTGTCCAATTATAGGTACTACTTATGAAGTAAAAAATACAGAAGCTAAATCTCTTGTAGATTTAATGAAACCTTTTCAAGTTATATATAATGTTTGTATGAACCAATTATATAAACTTCTTGAGAAAGAAGTAGGTAAAGTACAATTAATGTCTTTAAGACATGTACCTATTCCTAAAGATGGGGATGCATCAGACGCTTTAGATATATGGGAAATGGAAGCTCGTGAAAGAGGTGTAGTATTTATTGATGATAGTCCTGAAAATTTAAAAGGACCTAGTTCATTTAATCAATTTACATCTTTAGATCTTACAAGAACTCAAGAGATACAATCACGTTATACATTAGCTCAACAAATGAAAGCTGAATGTTGGGAATTGATTGGTATGTCAAAACAACGTATGGGGTCTGTAACTGCATCAGAAACAGCTACAGCAACAAATACTGCCATGCAACAAAGTTATACTCAGACAGAGCCTCTTTTTGTTGCTCATGAGTATGTGATGGGTCAGTTATACCAATCTATAATTGATGCAGCTTTATATATAGAAAGTTCAAAACCACTATCTACACTATCTTACATAACAAGTGAAGGCGAATCTGCATTTGTACAAGTGAATGGATCAGATTTAAAATTCCGTGATTTAAAAGTATTCTTAACTAATAGACCAGAAGACACACAAATGTTTAATGAACTTAGAGGATTATCTCAAGCTCTTATTCAAAATGGTGGCTCACTTTATGATATAATAGAATTGTATAGTACTAAGTCAATGAGAGAGATGAAGAAAACTTTCAAAGATTTAAGAGACCAACAACTTAAACAACAAGAACAACAAGTACAACTTCAACAGCAACAACAAGAGCAAGCTGGTAAAATAGCACAAGCTCAAATGCAAGAAACTGCAAGAATAACTGCTGAAGGATTAGCTAATGAAAATTATCAAAATGAATTAGATCGTGTTAATAAAATAGAGATTGCAATGATAAACGCAGCATCTAAAGAAGGTACATCAGATGTTGATTTAGATGGATCAGGTTCACCAGATATATTAGAATTAGAAAACATAGCTATGCAGCAATCAAAAGCTCAAAAAGATTACAATAGTAAAATGTCTGATATAAACTCTAAAAATAGTATAGCTCAACAAAAGCTACAAGTTGAAAGAGAAAAAATAAAATTAGCTAGAGATAATCAAGCAAATGACTTAGCTGTTGCAAAAGAGAATGCAAAAGGTAGAAATAATAAAAACTAATTAATTAAATTAGGAGGGAATTATATATTAATGCTATATTATCAAAAATAGTTGGTAAAACTAACAAATAAAGCTTTGATATTAAATAGTGTTGGTTTATTTTTACATTGTAAAACCAATTACGCAATTAAATATAACTACATATGTCTGATAATTTAGATACAAATAATACTTTCGGTATAACAGGAACTATGGATATGGGAGCAGGAAATCAAACTTTATTGAATGATTTAATGAGTCCAGAAACTGCATCAGGTGATCCTGATACTATAACACCTCTTATTAGTGAAGTGGATAAAGCAAAACCAAACAATAGTGATGACCCACTAAGAGGGAAAGATATTACACGTCCTGCAAGTGTTGATGGTAAAACTGATGAAGAAAAACAAACTGGAGAATCACTAATCGCTGATTTTTTAAGTGATATAGATGAAGAGGAGGAAGAAGAAGAAAGTGTAACTACACCTAAAAAGAAAGTTGAAAATTTTGAAGAAGAAGAGGAAGGAGAATCTACAGAAAATGTTTCTCAATTCACTGCATTAGCAAATGATCTTTTCAATTTAGGAGTTTTTAATAAAGAAGATGATGAGGAAGTATCTATAAATACTGCTGAAGAATTCTTAGAAAGATTTACAGCTGAAAAGAAAAAAGGAGCAAATGAATTAGTACAAGATTTCATTGGTCAATTTGGAGAAGATTATCAAAATGCTTTTGAATCTATATTTGTAAAAGGAGCAGATCCAAAAGAATACTTTAATGCTTATAATAAAATTGTAAGTTTTTCTGAAATGAATTTATCTAAAGAGAGTAATCAAATATCAGTAATGAAACAAGCATTATCTGATCAAGGATTTGAACCAGAAGACATAGGTACTGAAATTGAAAGATTACAAAGTTACGGAGATTTAGAATCTGTTGCTATAAGACATCATAAAGTATTAGTTAAAAATGAAGCTAAAAAGCTTCAAGGCATAGAGAAAGAAGCTGAACAAGTTCAACAACAAAAAGCTGCAATCAAAAGCGATTATGTTAATAATGTTCAAACAATTCTATCTGATAAAGTAAAAAATAAAGAGTTTGATGGTATACCAATTAACTCTAAATTAGCAAACGAACTACAAGACTTCCTATTAGTGGATAAATGGAAAACTCCTGCAGGTGAGAACCTTACGGATTTTGATCGTGCTATTTTAGATTTGAAAAGACCTGAAAATCATGAACAAAAAGTTAAAATAGGACTTTTACTTAAAATATTAGAAAAAGATCCAACATTATCTACAATACAAAGATCAGGTGTTACGAAAAAATCGAATCAACTGTTTGGGGAAGTAGCAAGACAAGTAACTAAAAGTAAAACAATTACTTCACAAAATAAATCTAAACCCAAGTCATGGTTTTTATAATAGTAAATTAATAACAAAAAACAAATAATAAATGGCAATTCAAACTATCCCAGGATTAACTGGTTTTACTTATGCACGAGTAGCGTCTATGGACAAACGTGCTGTAGGAAAGCTAACTGATTCAAATCACCTAGAGTCTTTTCACTCTACTGAGCCTGCTGACTATGATAAAAAAATCATAAGTCTTTATACTCAATCATCATTGTACAGCAATGATTTCATGGACATGATCAATAAAAGCACACCTTATTACATTGATAATAATAGTGATGCTTGGAAATGGAAAATCGCAGTTCCTTACAAATTTCCAAAAATTATTGATATAACCTCATCTACACAAGCAATCATTGATGGTAGTGGTAAAGTAGGTATTGACGGTCAAGAATTTCAACTTATCTTAGATACGAATGAATTTTCTAAAAATGCAATTATATCTGTAGGAACTCGTCAGTATGGACCACGTTTCTACGTAATCAAAGATCCACAACCGTGGAATGCTGGTTTCTTATATTCATTTACATTAGTAAGTGATAATCCAGTTATCGATTTTGTAAATACTATCTTCTTAGCACAAGGTGTTGAGTTAGAATTAGTAGATGCTGCTATTGGAGAATTTGATCAAGACTTATTAGGTCTTCCTCGTTTAGGTGAGGAAATCACTATGTTTGAATCATTAGGTTCTGCATATGGTTATGAGCACAAAATTACTGAATGGGCTGATGATAAAATGATGAGAGATGCTTCAGGTAAAGCATTAGATATTTTAGTATATGCTCCACAAGTACGTAACCAATTACCATTAACTCGTAATGATATTAAATGGGAACCGTTTGTAGAATTCTGGATGCGTAAGTCTATGTTAGAATTAAAAGTTAAACGTATGATCTGGGCTAAACCAGGTACGGTTAAGAGTGGTGGTTCTAAACAAGAAGTAAAAAGAACATCTGCTGGTGTATACCACAGAATGAGAAATAACGGAAACTTAGTACAATACAACCGTGGAGAATTTTCAGCTAACTTGATTCGTTCAGTATTTGGAGATTTATTCTACAGAAGAGTGGATGTTAAAGATAGAAAAGTTAAAATGTATACTAATGAGGCTGGTTTCGATGTATTCCAACAAGCTCTTAAGAATGATGCATTAAACTCAGGACTTACATTCATGGCAGATTCTGGAAACAGATATATGCAAGGTGAAGGACAGTCAATCACTTACAACTTTGCATTTGATGCGATGGTTACTCGTGAAACTGGACGTGTAGAACTTGTTCACTTAAAAGAGTTGGATTTACCACAAACTAACTTAGAGTTTGGACAAAACAAAAAGTCTACTCCTGTATTTATGGTATTTGATGTATCACCACAATCTGATGGATCTATGATCAACAACATTAGAGAAGTACGTATGAAGGGAGCACCTTCTATGACTTGGGGTTATATTGATGGAACTCGTCATCACTTAGGATTTGCTAAATCTCAAGGTATGAGCTCTGCTAACAAATTCCCAGGATATGAATTATGGATGAAAGATCGTTGCGATGTTTTCATTGAAGATTTATCTAGAACTGTATTGATCGAAGAGATCCCACAATTCTAATAACAATAATCCGAGAAGAATCCCCTCTAACCACACTATCCCTCCCTCAGAGGGGGTGCCCTTCTCAAAGTGTCCAGTTAAACATTTGCTTTAATTGTGCACTATAAAAAAATAGAATGCTGGATTAAGTTTCTACCTATTCAATTAGAGCATTCTACTATAAATAAACCAAATATTAATTAAACTACATTATGGGTAAATTAGGAAAAGTCTCCACTATAAAGAGACAATATAATAGTTCTCAGTTACAAACAATGGATAGTAACTTAGCACAACAAGGTATGACCAGGATTCCTGGAACAGGAGTTTTTAAATATCCTTATAAGGAACTAGACGGTCAGTATAGAACTGGAATGGATCCTAATGCTGGTTATATAAAACGTATACAAGATCCAACTGAAAAAGAGTTAGAAATTGAACGTGTTACAAATCTTAAAGCTAAATTAGAAGCTGCTTTGGGAGATATTGATTTAAGTTCTAGATCTTCCTTTTGGAATTATGGACTATCAACAGGTCAAAATGATTCATTGCATGTACAACCAGTTAAGTTGTTAGATGGAGATAATTTTTATGATCTTAACAATCCACTGCAAGAGATTGCATTTGCTTGGTTAAGAGTACATCCAACAATAGCATCTTCTTACCAAGCGTGGGAGAGAGGGGAATTTCCTGCAGAGACACAATTTTATGTTGTTAATGATGATATCGAAAGTGCAATCATTTATAAGAAGAAGCAGTTAATCAACAAAGCTATTATTAAGTTTGATGGTATGACTCCTGAGAAGAAAAAGAAAGTTGCAAGACTTTTAGGACTTCCTATATCAGATGATACAAAAGAAGAAGTTGTTTATAATCAAGTTGATAATTTGTTAAAACAATCAGAAGTACAATCTGGTAACTTTAAAGGACTTAATCCTGTTGAAGTGTTTAGCAGATTTGCTGACATGAAAGAAAATTTACTACATATTAAAGATTTAGTTAAGCAAGCTATTCAACATTCAATTTATAGAGTTAAGCCAAGTGGTAAAGTTTATGAAGGTGAATATGAGATAGCAAAAGAAGAAGAAGAATTAATTAAATTTCTAGCTGATGAAGATAATCAAGATGAGTTATTAGTATTAGAAGGAAAATTAAAAACTAAAAAAATAGCTTCTGTATAAGGAGCTATTTTAAAACATATTTAATATATGATACCAGTAGATAGTTTATTGTACAAGATAGATCAAAAACTAAATAAACTATCAACTAACGAGCATCAGCAAATTCAATTAGAAGACAAAATCTTAGCTTTGAATGAAGCTCAGATTAAGTTGATAAAACAAAAAGTTGATGGTTTTAGTATAGTTAATAGATTAGGAATGGATGCCTTTAAAAAAAGGTACGAAGATTTACAAAATCTAGTAATAGATTATAATAATCAACCACTTCCATTAACTCTTGCTAATTCAGAAATAAATCAATGGAATGCTGATATAACAAAACTGTTACCAAAATACATGTTTTATGTAGATAGTTATGTTATAGCAGATAAAGGTAAGTGTAAAGGTCGTAAGATCTGGATAAATAAAGACTTAGCAAAACATGGTGACTTAGCATTGTTATTAAATAACGATCACTACAAACCTAGTTTTGAATATCAAGAAACTATAGTTACACTTAGCTCTAATACCATTAGTATTTTTACAGATGGTACATTTACCCCAACAACTCTAAACTTAATGTATATGAGATATCCCGTATATATTAACAAGGAAGGTTATATAATGTTAGATGGAACAGCTTCTGTTAATAAGAACTGTGAACTTGAAGAATATCTAGAAGACGAACTTATAGATTTAACTGTTCAAAACCTAGCAATGTATACAGAGAATAGTGCTGCTGTACAAAGTGCACAATTTAGAATACAAACAAACGAATAATTTTTAACCTTTAAATATATAAACAAAAATGGCTGATTTTTCATTAACCACGTTATTCGTGGTTCCAGTAGGGCAGACTGCTCTCCCTAGCACTGGTTCGACACAAGATCTTACCGCAGGTCAAGTAGGATTTTTTAAAAGCGATTATGCTGTAGCAACTTCTGCTAACATTGCTGCTTCACCTTACTTCTACGTTGCACAAGGTAGGACAAATACTTACTTACAAGGATCTAAAAGATCTGACAAAATTGCAGGGTGTCCTTCGGGAGCTGGCTGTAAGTCAAACGTAACTGAATGGTACAAAGTATCAGGATGTTCAACTGCATCTAATCAAATTACTGACGTATCTGACTTCACTGTACAGTGTGGTGATGTTTTAACTTTAACGTTAAGAGCTCACTCTTCTTACATTGATACTCTTTATTTCAATGGATTTACCAGATCAGTAACTATACAAGCTCCATGTTGTGAATGTGGTGGTGATGTATGTACTGATGTAGACGCTAATGCACTAATTAATCAATTAATTGTTAAATTAGAACAACAAGCTCCTGGAAATAATCCAGACAATGTTTCATTTAACTCTTTCTTTACATTTGAGAATGTAGGTGGTACTAAATTACGTATCCATGGAAAACCATTAACTAAATATGGACAAGCATGTGATGTTGCTGCTTTCCCTTTTGAGTATGATAGAATGCACTTCAGTACTTTCATCTACGATGGACCTGCTACAACTGCTGACTTTATTGTTGCTGATGCATGTAACCTAGTAGCTGCACCTGTTGTTATTCAAATAGCATCTTATGCTTCTGGAGGATCTGAAGAATTTGCACAATTAGAGAAAAACTTCTATAGCTACCAAGCTGGATATTTAAAATCTCTATATAGAATGGGTGGATACAATGAGAACTTTGAGTCTTGGGTAACTGCTGGAACAACTTATGATAGTTATTACATTAAATTTAATACCTATGATAAATCTGCTTATACTTGGGGTGACTTCATTCATGAAGATGCAACTGTAATTCTTGCTGTGCCAAATGCTGATACAAGTGGTATCGCTGTATTAGTACAAGCTGTATTAGTAGCTGGATTAGGAGCTGTTGTTGATAACAATGCTTGTATTACAACTACAACTACAACTACTGCTCCATAATTATAGCATGTTGTAGGTAGACAATAATAATAAACATAAACCTATGCCAGAGGAGAGGATTAAATCTCACATCCTCTGGCATTTTTTTTTTAAAATAATATCATGGCAGTCACTTTACAATTAGATATATTACTCCCTCCTACTTATAGTGTATTGTTGCTTTCTGTTACGGATGCTTCTATCTACCCAAATAGTCCTCCAATAGTATCAGCACCAACAATCGAAATAACAGTACCAAATTTTGGTACTAAGATTTTACCTTTTGTACCATTACAAACAAATGTATTTGGATCTGACACATTAGGAATAACTGAAGTTGGATGTAAACAAGATTTACCCGATGGTATATATCATATAAAATATTCTATTGCACCAGCATATCTAAATTATGTAGAAAAGACTATATTACGTGTTGACAGACTTCAAGAAAAGTTTGACAATGCGTTCTTAAATTTAGATTTAATGGAATGTGATAGTGCATTAAAAACACAAGCTAGTGTAAATTTAAATACTATAAGTTTTTTAATAGCAGGAGCAATTGCTTCAGCAAATAACTGTGCAGAAGAGGATGCGTTAAAATTATATCAACAGGCAAGTACAATGATTGATCAATTCTTAAAGTCAAATTGTGGTTGTTCAGGAAATAACTATGTGTTAAACTTTAGATAATATGGCTCAATGTGCAAACTGTGGTACTAATGTGGGATGTGGATGTCAACTACAAGGTGGTTTATGTGCTCATTGTAACAGTAATTCTAATAAAGTTAAATAACTATGCTATCACCAAGATTAACAAATTGTCAAGGTTGTTCTGAAATACCTGGCTTACTTAAAAAAATAGATTGCAAGTTAGCAGAACTTGGTAGCAACATGTACAATAATATTGTATTTATGTTAGGTTATGATATTCCTGCTACTAAAATAATGCAACTTATATCATACAAACGTATCTTAATATTTAAGTATTGTAATCTTGATTATGCAGGTAATTGTTCTATTGGTAAAATTAAAGGTAAGGTTATTAGATTAACTGCTGGATGTGTAAGTAAGTGTAATCAAATTAAAGTATACACTCCTGAAATACCTAATCCTGAAGTTACAACAACAACAACTACTACTAGTTTATAAACGTTATAATATAAAAAATAAATAACATGTCAAATAATTGCTCAAATTGCTATAATGGATGCACTGAAATAATTTCAGACAAATGTGTTAAATATACAGGAGTAGATGCTCCTGTGTTAGGAATTAAAAATGGGGATTCTCTATCTTATGTAGAGCAATCACTTATTACTTTTTTAAGTTCTACATTAGATGGAACAGGAATAATTCCTGTAGTTCTATCAACAGACATTTGTCCAGCTCTTCAATCTAATTTACCAGAGTGTGAGCCGTTAAGTTTAAATAACTACCTTACTGGGTTAGTTAAAACTTTATGTACCTTACAAGCAACTGTAGATGAACTTGAAGTTGATGTAGTAATAGTTGAACCATACACATTAAATTGTATAACTGCATCATCGAATTCAGATACTAAGATAGTTTTACAAGCAACTATAAATAAGTTATGTGCTGTAAATACACAACTTAATGATTTTATACTTTTTGTGGATAACATGTATGTTAAAGTATCAGATATAAATACATACATTGCAAATTATATTAATTCAAATCCAGCTCAACAATTAATGAGTAATAGAATGGTTCCTTTTTCAGCACAGCCTTATTTTGGAACATTAAATAACTTTGATGCAAGTGGGTCAGGTATTGGTCTTTGGGCTAATATATTTTTATGTAATGGTTCAAATGGAACACCTGACTTAAGAGGAAGAACAGTTGTAGGAACTACTAGTGGAATGGGTGGAGGATCATTAAGCATAGCAGTAGATCCTTCTTTTGCAGGAAACCCTACATACAACTTAAATTCTGTAGTTGGAACAAACTCAGTAATTTTATCACCTGGTCAAATTCCTGCACATACGCATAGTAACACTGCAATAACAAACTTATCTCCTTCAGAGCATTCTCATTTAATGGCTGGTGCTAGTTCAAATGCAGTTACTCTAACTAATCAAGTTCCAATAATACAATCATTTAGTACAGGTGGAAATTTTGGATATGGTTTATATGGTACTACAAACGCAGCTACTCTTGGAAAAACTAGCAATGTTACAATAACAGCTACAACGTTAGTTACAAATCAACTTACAGGTGGTGGATTAAGTCATCCCAATTTTCAACCTGCAATTGGATCATACTACATAATTTACATACCTTAAACTTTAATAAAATGACATATTTACCTCAAAATTCGTGCGGTTGTAATAGCACTACATCATCTCCTTGTGGAGCAACAGAAGGTTGTCTCTCAAGTACTATTATTTATAATGGACCAATTTTACCTGCTTCCGGAGTAAAACCATGTGATTCATTAAATGTAACATTGTCAAAAATAGATGAAGTTTTAAGTTTGTTATTATCACAGCAAAGAATAAACACCAATGCTATTAATGCAATCACTTTACAAATTATTGATATAAATTCTCAAATAACAATTATTAATAATACATGTTGTCCATAAATCATGACAGTAATACTAACATTATCTTCTGCAGGAACTGACGTTTCATTATTTGATTTATACTCAGATATTGATAGTTATAGTATTGCCTTTGAAACTGGAGTTTCTAAAGCAGCTTTAATTGCTGGTTATACAACTTCAGCATGCCCAGACTATGCAACTATTGTAAGAGTTCAAGCTACAGGACAATGTGTTAATTACATGGATATAATATTATCACAAACAACAACTACTACTACATCTAGTACAAGTACTACTACTAGTACAAGTACAAGTACAAGTACAAGTACTACTACTAGTACTACTACTAGTACAAGTAGTACTACTACTACAACAACAACAGCTACACCAACAACTACAACCACAACAACAACTCAAGCACCAACAACTACAACCACAACAACAGCTGCACTACTATGTCAATTAAATGGACCTAGTGCTGTTTTTTATTCACCACCAACAACAACTACCACTACCACTACCACTATACCCCTTGATAATAGTATTAGATCGTCTAGTGCTATAGCAAGTGGATATTGTAATTCAACACTTGATACTTTTTGTTTTGTAGAACAACAAAATGTAAATGTAATAACTATAGGTGATAGAATTTGGAATGATGCATTTTATCAAAATTATATGGTGGGAACAAGCACTGCTCAAAATTTAATAAAATATCATATTGAACTAAGTAATTTAAGTGGGTTTGGTGTAGGAGTAAATTCTACTGGATATGTAATAAACCAAACATCAATATGTTATGTACCTTAATTAATTATAATAAATAAAATATGGCAGCACCACAAATAATAGTAAAGTTAACATCTGCAGGAGTTGATTCAGGTCCCTGTGATTTATATTCAAACACTGATGGATATGTAACTCCTATAGCAACAGGTATAGCTATAGCAACATTAACGGGGGCATTTGGATATTATGTAAATGCACCTATAGGAATTACAACTATAAGAATACAGAATAGTGGGAATTGTTCAAATTATGTAGATACAATAATAACATAACTATGACAGGAGGAATACAAATAAATACATTAGGACAAAGCACAGGTCCCTTTTTTAATTTATATTCAGATATAAATCAATTCACAGCACCTTTTGAAATAAATGTAGATAAGGTTGATTTAATCAATGGATATGCAACAGATAAAATACCTAACTCAACTACTATAATAAGGGTTATGTCTATAGGGGAATGCAACAATTATTTAGATATATATACAGGAGGTTCAGGACAATATTAATGAATTTAAAAAGTCTTGTTTTGTTGGTTTTATAAGACTTCTCCTAGGGTGTTAATAGCTCTAGGAGTTTTTATTTATAATCAAAGTAATTATAAAAAATAACCTTCTTTAGTAAAATTATTTGGATTATCAAAGATAATTTTTATATATTTACCATATTTTTTAACTAAATAAAAAACCGAATGTCGTATAACCAAGAATTACTTGATAAATTACAAGGACTTTTAGCATGGAAAAAAAGTAAAACATTTTATGCTGCTAAGTTAGAAATAACTGAAAATGAAGTATTAGCATTACTCAAAGAATTAAAAAATAAGAATAAAGATGAAGGTGAAGAATTTTTAAAATCTGCAAAAAACTTTAAATCTTATGACACTTTAACAAAAGTTAATGTAGAAAAAGGAACAGTTGAGAGTACAATAACTTTAGATTTTGAACCTAAGAATGAAGTTGAGTTAGCAGAATTACATAAAATAGATTTAAATACTTATACTATTACAAACTATTGGTCTAAATTACTTCCAAGTGGAAACTTTACATCATCAGTATTTTCAAAGAGAAAAACACCCAAGGATTATAGTGCTGAAGACTTTAGCAACTTCCTTAAAAATTACAAATCAAATTACATTCCAATAGATGCTCCAATAAGATCTGATAAACAATTAGTAGATATTGAACTATCTCTTTCTGATTATCATTTAGCAAAGAAAGATGTTAATGGAGATAATGATCCAATTAATAGAGCTGTAAGATTTTTCACTATTGCTCAGAACTTAATTAATAAGACAAGATCTATTTATGATATAAATAGAGTTATATTACCTATATCTAATGATTATTTTCATACAGATAACTATCAAAATCAAACTACAAACGGTACACCTCAAGATGTTATAATGGAGTATTCATCAGAATACGAACTTGGTTTTGCTATTTTAATAGACACTATTAAAATGTTAAAAGCAAATACTAATCAAGTAGAGGTAATATTAGTACCAGGTAACCATGATAGAACAAAAGGTTTTTATCTAGCACACGCATTAGATATATATTTCTCTGCAGATAGTGATGTTACTTTTAAAAGAGATGATAGTTTAATAAAAGGAGTGTTACTTGGTGAAACATTTATTGGTTATCATCATGGTAATTGTAAAATAGAATCATTGCCTTTATTATTTGCAACTCATCCTTTATATAGTGAGATGTTTGGTAGAGCTAAATATAGAGAAGTTCACACAGGTGATAAACATCACTATATGGCTAAAGAAATAAAAGGTGTAAGAATACAACAAATGCCTAGCTTATCTGCAACAGATAGATGGCATAGAGATAACAATTTTGTACATAGTGTACGAGCAGCATTAGCTTTAGTCTATGATTTTAAAGTGGGCAAAGTGGCTGAATTTGAAGAAAGAATATAATTATGGCAACATTAAGAAAATTAGTTTCAGATGTGCGAGGAATGCACAGAATCCTATCAACAGATGCACTTATTACTGATAGAGTAATTGCTTCTGAAGTAAAGAATAATTCTTTAATGTTAATTAAGAGGGAAACTAATTTAAGAAAACTTTGGGCTAGTGATACTTTATTTACAACAATTCCTTGTTTGGAAATGAAAGAAGTACCCATCTCAGAATGTTGTGAATATTCAGATCCTTACACAGTAGCAAGAACAAAGTTTAAACTTCCAAGAATATCAGAAGGTAATTATCAATATGTAATACAAGGTGTTTATTCTATAAATGCTATGAGTGGTAAAGGTAGTAAGTTAAAAGAAATAACTATTAATAGATATTTAAACTTAATAAATTTACGTATAGTTAAAAAAGATAGTTATTTCTGGATATCTAATGGATATTTATATGCAACTAATCCTTCACTTAAATCAATTAGATTAACTGCATTCTTTGAAGAAGATGTAAGTAACGATATCATGTTTCCTGAATGTGATTGTGGGAATAATTTTAACTTAGATGACTATTGTAAAAACCCTTTAGATAAAGAGTTTTCATTACCTGGATATCTAGAACAGCAAGCATTAGCTATGACTTCACAAAAACTATTAACAACATACTTTAATATCAAAACTGATATGAGTAATGAGGGAATAGATGGTCAAGCTCTCAATGCTCAACCAACAAACTAAATAAATAGTAAATGGCTAGAGTTGCTGTTGATTGGAGAAGTGCTAGTAAAATTAACTACACTGACTTTTGTAAGAAACACCCATTGATAAGTTTAACTTTTAATGAATGGAGGAATATTCTATATGAGTTCAATGATGGTTTTAAACATCATATATTAGAAACAGGATTTAGGGAAAAACTTCCTTGTGGTTTTGGAGAGTTTTCTATAAATAAGAAAAAAAGAAGAAAAACAAAAGGTGTAGATGGGAAAGAATTTATAAATCTTCCTATTGATTGGCAAAGAACCAAAAAGAAAGGTAAGGTTATATATAATTTTAATTATCATACAGAAGGATATTTTTTTGGTTGGATGTGGTTTAAAGATACTGCTAGATTTAGAAACTCTGCTTTATGGTATTTTAAACCATCTAGAACAACATCAAGATTACTATCACACTATATAAAAACCGACAACAAGTACCAACACATCTATAATGAATGGAAAAAATAAATTATGTCGTACTACTATAAATACAATTTTATCTCACCAGAACCGATCTATGCAACGGTAAAAGAAGAACTAAAAAGTTACTTTGATACAGGAGCAGTAGATGATTTACTATTTCCTACTTACTTGGACAAATGTCTTAGAAAGTTAGGTAGGACCACTTATGTTATTTCTGAACAAGTTTTACATGTAGAAGATTTTGAGGCAAGACTTCCTGATAATTTTCATGCTGTTAGAGAAGCTTGGATGTGTGCTGAAGTTCAAGGTAACCCTTATCCTTCTGCAACATCATTTTACTCACAAGCAGCTAATGCTACAACTATCCAGATATCACCTTTAACAATAGGAGGTACACCTTGTAATAACAAGGATTGCCAACACCCTAATTGTGATGGTACATGCATGCCTGAATTAGTTCAAGCTGTATATAAAACAAACACATCTATAGATAGATCATATAGACATAGTTATTTACTTAAACCAGGGAATATTTCTGCTAGACAAAACTGTGATGTAACTTATAGAAATGACTGGAATCAATTTGCACCACCACTACGAGAATTTACTCCTGGGGCATCATCTTATGATTCATTTGATATTAGAGATAATAAATTTGTAACTAATTTTAGAAATGCAGTGGTTCATTTAATGTTTTATTCTGTAGGATATGATGAAAAAGATAATCAATTAGTACCTGATAATTATAGAATTGCAGAATTTGTTGAAGCTTTTATTAAATTCAAAGTGTTTGAAAGTTTAACTAATCAAACAAATGATGAAACATTCAATCAACTTCAGCAAAAATTAGCATATTATAAACAACTTCATGATGAAGCTTTTATAATGGCAGATATAGAGATTAAGAAGCAAACTCCTTGGGAAAAGCAGAGAAGGATAAAAAAGGATCTTAACAGATTTAATATGTATCAACTTCCAAATAGTAGAAGACGTAATAATTAATAGCTATGGCTAAAGAGGAAAAGATTAAAGAGCAAAGTGATATTCGTTTAGAAATGGCTACTGCTACAGCAGGGTTAAGTTTAGATACTTCAATTAGCCAGGTTGGACCTGGTAGGTTAACTTATGCTTTAAATGCAGCTATTGAAAATTTTGATTCTGCTTCTACAAACTATCAAAATGAACCAGGTAATGAATTTTGCTTGGTTTTTCCTGTAGGCTATAAACTTATTGGGGAACATTTTATTCCAGAAAAATCAAAAAACATATTATTTTTAGCAAACCCTGTAACAGGAGAAAGTGAAATAGGATATATGGAGAATGGTGATTGTCAATATCGCACTCTTATAAATGCTAAATGCTTAAACTTTAGCATTAAAAATCCTATTCCTAAAGTTGTGCATAGAATTACAAATTGTACAACAGAAATATATTGGACGGATGGAGTTAATTCTAGAAGATATTTAGATATTGAAAATATTCCATATAAGTTAACCGGAGGTACTCCTGGTTGTGATCCTGTTTATGGCAATGAGTTAGATTGTAATCAACTTAAAATTCAACCAAATTTTAGTATTCCTAGATTAAAAATTAGTAAAATAGATAGTGTAGGTAATTTAATTGCGGGCACTTATCAATTTGGAGTACAATATTCAGATGCTGTAGGTAATGAATTAACTTCTTATTATTCTATAACCAATCCTACACCCATTGCTGATCAGTTTATAACATCAATAAACACTAATTACAATGTTGGAAAATCTATTGTTATAAATGTTTTAGATCTCGATTTAACAGGTCAGTTTCAATATTTTAACATAGCTGTAATAAAAACCATTAATAACATTGCATCAGTTGAATTAATTGGTACATATAATATTGAAGACGCAACAAAAGAAATAACATACACTGGTGCAGATGAAACTGTTATACGGTTATCTATGTTAGACATATTTGAAAAGTTTCCATATTATGATATAGCTCAAGATGTTACAGCTGTACAAGATGTTCTTGTATGGGATAATTTGACATCTGTTGATAGAATTAACTATCAATCTATTGCTAGTGAAATAAATATATCTTGGGAAACTTATAAAATACCAGCAAATGAAAATTATGCAGATGAGTTAAATGCTACAAATCTTCGTGGATACATGCGTGATGAGGTGTATGCTTTTGAAATTGTATTTCTTCTTAAGAATGGAAAACAAACTGATGGTTTTCATATTCCAGGTAGAGTAAAAAGATTCACTGAAGATTTTCCTGATGTTCCTGATACAAATAATGATTTTATTGGAGAAGCTGATTATTACATAAATAATGTAGGATATAAAGCTTGGTGGAAAGTTTATAATACAGGTACAGTTACAGGATTTACTCCAGAATATAACTCATCTACACAAAGTTCAAACTATAAAGGATCATATCAATATGGAGAATTTAGTTATTGGGAGTCTACAGAAGAGTATCCATGTAACACTGATTTGTGGGGTGAACTGTCTGGACAAAAAATAAGACATCATAAATTTCCAGATGTATTAGTTAGTCCTATTATTGAAAATGGTAAAATCTTTTACAGTAATGATTTAATTAATATCAGTGAACTTCAGATGCAAAATGATGCTGTTTTTCCAATAGGTGTTAAAATAAACAATGACGAGATTGATTCTTTAGTACAAAATTCTGAATTAACAGAAAATCAAAAAGATGATATTATTGGATACAAAATTGTAAGAGGGGATAGAGGTACTAATAAATCTATTGTTGCAAAAGGTATACTTAGAAACGTAAATAAATATACAAGAGATGAAGAAGATTTTTATTACGCTAATTATCCATATAATGATTTAGAAACAGATCCATTTATATTAGCAAACAATAACGCATGGAGTGATATATCAGAACCTTGGTTATTAACATTACCTGCAAGTGCTAATGAAGAAGATGGTATATATGAATACGTAAGTCCTATAAATGGTAAAAGTGCAAAAGGAACTATAAAACCTGGGGAAACAATAGAAATATGTTCTATAAGTAGACCTTCAGGATTAATAGGTAAAGAGTTTTTAATTGGTCCAGGTAATTATGATGTATGGGAATTAGAAGCTATTGGTTGTGCTGGATGGGGAGCAAGTTGGTTTGATCCTTTTACAACTGATAACTCTATTGAAGTATATGACTCACAGTGGTTAGCTGGATCAAGTAATCTTGGCGGTAAAGATCCTGCAATATTTGTAAAAGTTAATGTTAATGCTGTTACAGATTGTTACAGAAGTTGTG